TGATCGGTCGGTTGTCAGCCAGTGGCCGCCGGAGGCGGTTGCCCTCCGGGTGACGGACATTCCATGTCCGCGCCTGCCCTCCGGTGTCACCGCTCCGAGTTTGCTCTGCGGTTGGCTAGTTGATTATATGTGTAACTTTAGTAATATTACCATGTTGCTCCGGTGACTTTTCTAGTAATGCCTAATACTTTGCAAACTGCATTAAAGAGAATAAGATATCCCTCATCATTCGGATGTAAACCATCTGCTAATAATGTATTAATATCTACATTCCTGTATTCGCAATAGTCAAGCATAATCTGGTTTGTATCAACAAATGGAACATTATTATTGATGCAAACTGTCTTTATTGTATTGCATATATCTTCGATATGATTTGTATATTGTTCCTCATTTTTCACGCTTGCAGGAATTGGAGTCATAAGTATTAAATCTAAATTTAAAGCATTACATTTGTTGATTACGCTTTGAATCCAACCGGTAGTTGCTGGTAATGAATTACGGTTATTTGTGCCATACATACAAATCACAATATCATCATCACTACTTATTAAAGTGTTAAAATTTTCATTTAATTCTTTGAAAGAAGTTCCTAAAATGGCATTGTTTGTAACACTACAACTGAATTTACTTTCAAGATATGCTTTAAATAAGTTTGCCCAGCAATATCCGTTTGGGTTTCTGTAGTATTTATTGCCAAAAACAGTAGCAATATATTCTCCGTTTTGAGTAAAACCAGTGCCGCCTTGTCCATGCATAATACTGTCACCGACTAATTTAATTCGTGTATTGTTTCCAGCGAATATTTTATAAATAATATTTGCAAGTGTTTTTGATTTTAATGTCGGTATTAAACTACTTTCAATTTTTTGTGAAAATGCTTCGTAAGAAGTGAATGAATCACCTTTTTCAAATTGATCGGTAGTTAACTGATTTAATGACCCACATATTCGCACGTATTTTGCTTTTGGCTTTGTCGTGGCTGTTATTGACGCTGCTGATGTAGTCTCACTGTAATCGAGTGTAAAATCACCTAAAGACTTTTTATTTTCATCATATTGTGAGGCTTGGTTCTTATACCGAAGTGTATATGTTGTGTTTGGTTCCACTGGTATAAAGTCACTTGTCCAAAAATCAGGATTTTCTAGTAGTTTTCCTGTTCCCGGGTCGACATAATAACCGACTGTAACTGTGCTGTTGTTAAATAAGTTTTTACCAATTTTGATAAAATCACAATCAATAGTTCGAACTGCTGATAATTTATAGAGATCTAAGTTATCAATTTGTGTGTTTGTGCCGGAAATAAAAGTGTTTATTTTATTATTATTATCCAAATATGAAATTCCGAAATTGTTGATGCACTTATAAGGAATTGTTGCACGTAAATAGCGTGAATTATGCGGGATTTTAATTTTATTTGATAAATTAAAAAGTTTATATCCAGTAATGTATTTTTTGCCAGAATCATAAAAGGCAATTCCTGCTACGTTATCCTCATTATATTTTAAATTGTATAAACAAATGTACGATGATAATGTACTTATTTCAATATAATCAGTAGCACTTAGTAGATCAACAATGAGGTAGTTGTATATTTTGCCGTCTGAAAAATCTATATACTTATTATTTAATAAATTAAAATCTTTATGCATCAAACAAGACATATCATTCGTTAATTTTTCAATTTTGTTACCCGTAGTTTTAGACTCTGCGGCGGCATTTTCTACAGTTAACGTCTTGTCAAGTGGTGGGTTTGATGGGTTAGCGATGTTAGCTGTCAGCCATGTTGACACTTCGTTTGTTATAGCCGGTTTCATTAGAGTAATAAGTTTTCCACTGTTTTTCAGTTCTTCGATTTTCTTATTTACTTCGTTCTGTAAATCGAGATTAGTAAAATACTGATTGATAAAATCATATAACGCCTTGTAACTTTTCACAAGTTCGTCCTGCGCGTCAAACATCTCTTTTACCGTTTTAAACAGCACAACAAATTTATTTTCCAGACTCAAAGTCCCGTTGAAATCATATGGAATCCCCCGCACACTTGCGACAACTTTACAAGCTTGCGTAATCATCCGCCCTAACTCTGGCAACGTAGGAAAATCTGGAATCGTTGGTTTATCTGCCATTTTGCTATCCCTCCTTAATAAAATTGATAGAACAGTTCTCTGCAATCGTCACAGATACGCTTGTTAAGATTAAGGATGGTATCGCGGAATCTCTGTACTTCTAATGAGTAACTACCGTCAAAACCCTCATCTTCAATCGTATCATTATTATCTGCATGATACGTGTCATTGCTGTTGGTTTTTGTTGTATTCTCTCCATTGCTTACCGCACTGTTATGGATGGTATTTTGTCCCCTATCCATTGTAGACGCATAATTCGTTCCGGCAAAATTAATCTGCGGGTTGTCGGAATGGATATTTTGGGTATTGTTATTTGTATCGGCTGTCGTTGTGTTTTTCGCTGTGCTGTCTCCCGCGATCACACCTGTTCGCGTATCGTCTTTTGTACTCTGTACTTTCCGCGTACTCTTATGAGTAATCAGCGGGTTATACTCAAAAGTAATACTCCGGTACAACTGTTCATAGTACGGCATATTGACCGTAAGAATCTTTTTTAGATGATACTGAAATTCTCCGATAGTTTCTAACCCGATCTGTTCCCGAAAATACTGTAAACAGAATGTTTTTTCGAACGTAAGTTTTGCGGTTGCATATTCGGGAGCGGATGCATCGACATAAAACGGAAAGTCAAAATTGAAGATTAAAGGAACGGCGGCTTCGATCATATTATCAATGGTTTGATTTTCAAGTGGGGAAATTACATGATCGGAAATAACCAACTGTTCAATGGTATTCGTCAACGTTTTTGTTTCGTAGTTATAGCCAAGAAACATTATTCCACCTCGCTTTCCGTTGTGTTGTTTCCGTTGTTTTTCATTTTGTTGTTTTCGTCATTTTTCGTGCCAAATACATCGGGTCTATTAATCGGTGTTACCATCTTAGAATTAAAACGTACATGGATATTCAATCCATACATTTTATTGATCGCATCAAGTCCCCTCTGAATGGTAGCCAGATTTCCGTTTCTTGTCAACTCGATCTCTCCATCGTTGTAACTCGTTTCCGCGGAAACCAGCCGTTCCGGTTTTTCTACGCCGCTTGCTTCGATACCGAGATCAGCTAGACATTCTGCTACTTCTCTCTGTGCGGCTGTATCAAGTTCGTTAAAGATTGGCTGTACTTTTAAATCAATCGTATCAATTTGAATCTGTTTTCGCAGATCGTTTTTTGCTTTGATGAAAGGAATATTTTTTACCCACTTTTGAATAAAGTTGTCAATGGATAACTTCTGCGTAGAATCCCCGCTGATAACAACTGGCGTTCTCTGCTGAATGACGTTTACCCTTGTCGACGCTTTTTTCTCTGCTAGACTCTGCGAATGAAGAATAATACTGAGAATTTCCGGTACAGCAAAAGGTCTTGCAAAAATCAACGCGCTTTCTTCCTTGTCGGTCTGTTCATAATACTGTCCATTCATGGCGTACGCAATCCAATCGGTCGGGATACCATAAATATCAGGCTCACCTACCAGATTCACGCCGAAAACACCATACAGTCCGGTGATTGGCTCTTTTTTGAACAGGCACATTCCCTGCCATAATAGATAGGAGTTGAGCATCCGCGGCGGAATCTCATCCGGTAAACCGTCATACTCATACCGCGATAATGCCAGATTGACAAACTTGTCAAAAAAGTGCCGGAAATACATTTTTTCTTCCGGTGACGTATTCGGGTTGCTTTCCCAGTGTCCCCACACTTCCTTGTTACTCACCCGATACGGGTTATTATACATGACATCACCTCCTTAATTATTGGAAAGACCATAGTTTCCAACGTCATCCGTGTGCCAGAACGTAACCCCGCGGTTAAACATTGACTGCAAAAAATTGATATCATCCGTGACGCACGCTCCATGCAAGCCACAATTAACAGTTTTCACAAAATTCCAGCTTGACCGCCCTGTGATATTCGGCACTTTAATTTTGTGTGTTGCATACCCATACATAGTAAAATAATCGTCAATCACTTTCGCCATTTCCGGTGTTACACACATCGTTTTTAGAGCAATGGTATTGTTAAAAAGCGCCGTTTGCACATAACTTCCAGTAGCACTTCCTTTTGCGGTCGGCGGAATTAAATCGTGTTGTTCCATCTGTGCAGAAATATTTTCGCCGAACATAAAGTTGCTTACGGTTTGCCCGATGCTACTTTCAATGGCTTTTCCAAAATTACCACTTAATACATTTGCGATGGTTGAGATCACGTTTTTTCCGGTGTCAATATACTGCTGTTTTGTCTGGTAATCCCATATAGGCTGAGACTGTGCAAGCCACGCTTGATATGCGTCATTCGTCCAGGCGCAAGACGGGAAATTACTGTATACGAATCCATACGGTGTATCATCAGTAGGTTCATTTTTGTAATTTTTTGGACTAATATAAATGGACGGAATATTTAACTTTACCCCTTGCCCATAAAAAGAAATTTTATTGTCTTTAAAGTATTCAAGTCTATACATATATTGACTGCCGTCGTGTGCATCTACCAGAAGATAAGAAAATGGATATTGAAATAATTTTTTATTTTTTGGTGCATATCCTGCAAGTGTTTCGGGGAAAATCATTGTAAATTCTTTTCCAGAAGCATCAAAGCATAATTGCGGCGCTTGAAAAATAGCTACAATAGCGTCTGCATTTCCGCTTGTCGCATAGGCTTGTATTTTCTGTTTCATGGCATTAAAATCAATAGTGTTAAAATAAGTCAATCCCGACATGATTTTTTGATCTAGTTCCGGTTCAAGCGCAACACCGTTCTCATCTGCACTTGCAACAAGACAATAGTTCATAAAACCAAAACCCATGCCAGCAGACGTATTTACAATATAATCCCCTGTTTCCAGATTTTCTGGTACTAAATTCGCGCCGACTTTATCGTCTGCTTTTGCGATATGTTCCCTCTCTACATAACATGGCTGTAACACCACATCGTAGAAACTATTCTGGAAACGATCTGGCTCAAAATAAATCTTAAAACTTCCGTCACTCAACCATTCTACCCGCGTCACAAATCCGAAATACCACTCTTCCGTATAAGGTTTATTCTGAAACGCAATATAATTGCACTTTAAAAATTCGCTCTCATTCCCTTTTCCCTTATACGTCAGCTCTCCCCATCTCACGGGCGCGGATTGCTTAAAAATATGAATTGCTTTTTTTCTTACATGAGCCAGACAACCTGCTTTTCCGTTTTCGTAGTATCTTACGTGTTCATAATCGTTTCCCCATTCAATCCCACTTGCTAAAATTACCTCTGTCTGCGGGGAAACAGCCGCCACATTTTCCTGCGGCGGCATCGGAATGAAATTATCCATGTTTCCTCCCTCTTACTTAATCTGTCGTAAAGTAAATGGTTGCCGTTTTGGAAGACTCGAAACGGCTTGTAATCACAACCCGCACGCTTGCTGTTTTGTTTGCTTTCGGTTTAAGATTCTTCTCATCTTTTGCGATTCGAAGAATGGTTGTACCAGGAATAACAAACGTATCAGAGGAAGAGTTACCCTCTACTTTTACGTCAATTGCTTTATCGGCTATTCCAGTAGAAGTAACCGAAAAACTGCCGCCAAAATCCACATCTGTTCCGGCTTTCACCAGTCCAACGTCACTTGCGTTGATGGAAGAAACAAGAACGTCTTCCGTTGTAAAAACAATGATCGGATAGAACAGGGAATACGAGAACATCTCTTTCACAGTGTACGTACTGTTCCATCTCAGACCCCGGTTTACATTATCCTGTACCATCATGCGGTACTGTTCTCGGATTTTGAAGAACCGTTTGTCAACCAGTACAGCCACGATACCCTCAGCATCGTTAAAGTTATCAATTAAAACCTGCTGTGCTTTCGGAATCATCCGGTCGAGATTGTACGCGCTTGCATAACTGTCAACGTTCATCGCGGCTTTGGTATCTGGGTCGACAAACAGAAGAATGGTATCTTCTTTTGCCGCCGATGTCGCGCCGGCGAAATTGTACAGCGGGTTCGGAAACTGAATTTTGTCAATATAGGACTGGATTTGTTTCGCCAGCGCGTTCGCGGATGCTTGATCTGTAACCGCATCCACATGAACCGGGTAAATCTGGCCTGCGCGCTTTGCAGACGCAATCAGTTCTTTTGCAGTTGTGAACTCATCCCAATTACAAGCGGAAACAACACTTTCCACTTTTGCCTGCACCAGACTTCTGAGTCCGTAATCATCGAGAAACGCGCCGCGCATATCCTCAAACCAGATCGTTACCGGATAATCGTTATTAAAATTGATTACATGATACAGCGCCATAATGTAGCTGTCATAAATGGCGGTCGCATCTTCGATGCTGATATTGGCATCGTGCGCGTAACCCTGTGCAAAATTTACGTAGACTTCCTGTTCTCCGTTTCCATACGGCATAGCGTTACTGTTCAGCACACGCAGAGGATTTCTGAACGCTTCGGTACTGATCGACTGGCTGGCAATCAGATTTACCAGCGCAGGAACCAGTTCGTTCCGTGCCATCGGGTTGTAAGGGTCGGTTAATGTTTTCGCAATATCGGCAATATTTTCTCGCGTTGCCACAGGAACTCTGTCACGGTAGTCAACACTCATCGTCTGCCGAACGGCGTTCAGCATATTAATATTTGTCATATCTAATTTTTCTGCCATTGTTTTCACTCTCCTTTTCCGCTTAAAATAAGCTGAGACATATCAAGATCATTGATACTTGTTGCGGTTTCTTCTGATTCCGGCGCGTTTCTGCCAAACTCGGTTACTTTTGTGATACTTCCGCCGTGGGAAAGATCAGACCAGCGGCTTTTGATTTCTGCCACCGCGGAATCATACTTTCCTTTCAGTTCGTCCCGTTCTGCGACCAGCGCGTCACGTTCGGACATCAGTGCGCCGATGTCGGTATCTTCTGTTTTGATTTTTTCACTGATGGCGGCGATTGCGTCACCGTGCGTTTCGATGTTTCCAATATCTGCTACAATTTCTGTCCAATACTCTTCTAGTGTCATTTTAAAACCTCCTTTTTAAATTGGGATATAACCAGATAGGCATTTTATGCCTTTTTGGTTTCATGGGATGGGGCGGCTCAGGCGGCTCGGGTTGCTCTCCTTTTGCCAAGTACCGATATACCATCACCGCGTTGTTCAAACGTTCGGAATCAGATAAATACCGATTCCCAACAATCCATCCGGTAATTGCAGAATCTTTCGCGTGTTCCGAAATAAAATTGAAACACGAATGTGCTTTTTCCTGCCGGAACGCAAGTGTTCCATCGTCACTAATTCCCTCCCATCCTTTCATATAGGCGGAAGTCAGTGCGTTCAGATCGGTGCTGTCACTGTGCAAAAACGCTTGTAGATTTTCGTAAGCACTAGCGGCTCCGACCGAATACCAGACATTTTCATAAATCAGATATTCTAACTGCGCGTTACCATCTTCCCGGCTGTACCCGTTGGAATCTAACCATTGGAACAACCGCGTCCGGCGGTCGGTAGAGGAATTATCTGTCCACTGACCCAAACCATAACCGGGTGAACCGACAATCGTTCCCTCCCATAATCCAGGATTTACGGTGGATTCCTGCCAAAAGTTGCCGCAGATGGCGGAAATGACATATTGGCTGATACCGCTTTGTACCTCAACCGGATACCGATAAAGATACGTCCACGAGCTATAGGGAGACACAAACGTATTAATGGATACCTGTCTTTCCAGCGGGTAACTATCGGTGTGCGCTCCCATCGTATACCCGCCACCGTCAGCGGGATTGTAAACCATTTCGGTGTGACCGCTCCTCCATAAGATATCACCTTTTTTCCATGGCTGATTGGCTGTACCTTTTTGGAATCCAGCACCGATCAAATATCCGTCCATGCTACGAGTCGTAAACCACGGGTTAGATGCTAAAAACCCGCCGACCGTACAACAGTAACTCATGAGAGAGGAACAATCATAGTAGGTAATACCTCCTACGGTCTGACCCTCACGATACGTTTGGGAATATCCAACGTTTGGATTGTTACAAATCTCGATACAGGTATTGTAAGCAAGCGTCAGATCAGCCATGGGTTAAACCCTCTTTTGCTACGTAACCAGTATAGACGATGCCATTTACTACGGCTTTCACCAGATACCATTCTCCGGTATAATACCCGTAGTTTCTAACACTGGTTCCGGTTGGCAACGTCAAGATGACAGTTTTATTCATTCCTGCGCCAACACGCAGATTATAGCGATCATTGGTATGATACGCTCCTGCAATTTTCCGGTCAAAACTACGCGCGGATTCTGTCTTGACGCAACTTTCAATGACGTTATGCGGCTTTTCGTCGACGGCTCCTGCATACCGATAGTGAACGGTATTTTCATACGGAAGATCGTAATAAGACCGTACACAGATTTCTTTTCCGGTCTGATCTCCCGTCTGACCATCAATCCCGCCGTTTTCCGACTGGCTGGCGTGGACAATATGGGACGCGTCAACCGACATCGTTACATGATGCCCGGCGGCTAAATGGATGTCCCCTCGTTTCCACGGTTTCTTAGCTTTCACAAAACCAGCTTTTTCCAACTGTTCGCCGAGATTTCTTGTGGTGCTGTAAATGCTGACAGGAAAGCCAGCATTTGCAAGTGCCGTCCCGACAAAACTCGAACAATCATAATCGGGACTGTTCCGATGTACCTGTGAGTAACCGTGCCGATCATCGGCGGCAATCTGTTCCGCCCATGCAACTGCGTTTTCGATTTTACTCATTCTTTTCACCTCCTAAGTGCTGGCATAACGTATTAATAGCAAGTGTATTTGCTTCTATTGCTTTCTGCAATTCTGCTACTTCCTGCCGATGTAATTCCGCTTCTTTTGCTCTTCTTTCTTCTGCTTTGATGCGATCCCAGAAAAGTGCGCCACAACAAACGATCGGAAAACCAAGTGTTCCAACCATCTGCGTAATTAACTGTGCTACTGTTACATCCATCCGTCCACCTCCTTATCCTGCCATTTTAACCAGTCCTCAATTTCACTTAATTTATCACACATAATAAAATTATGAATGAAGCGGACTGGCGATTTACTGTTATACGCGTTGCCATCCATGAAAAAGAAATCCCACAAATACCGGATGTGAGACTCGTAATTTTCATGAGGGACAATGATTAGCGTGTCTTTTTCGTCCCCTTTATAGCGTACCATATAAGCAAGATAAGCATTTTCTTTTTTCATCATTCCGACAATCATATTAAAAACGATACTTGCCATCTTTGCTCCTTTCTTCCTGTCCATTAAAACAAGGAAACCTTTTGACCTGCCAAGGACAGGGCGGTTTACTCAACCGTGGCAACCCCTTTTAAAAGGTTTCCCCGTATTTTCATGATACATCTTTTTTATCCGTATGTCAAGTACATTTGTCCGTCTCCCACGAACTATTTATAAAGATCAATCCCTAGTAACTCAATCGCCATATTTTTGCTGTCTAGATCGTCAAACCGCAAAAATGCTTTGCGGTATGCGTCAACTAGATTTTCGAACAGGTAATCATAGTGTTCCAACATAACCGTGTTCTGTGTGTGGTCGCCGTCCCGAAAAACCGCGACAAAATTACACGATGGGTTATAGTTATGCGTAATATAGATGTACCCCTCTTCGTAATACTCATACACTCCATAACTTTTTCCACTATGCTCGATGGTGAACAGATACCGCGACCGTCCGGTCGGCTTTTGTACAAACACGGCATCATCAATCAACATCTGATCTCCAACACTCATGCTTTGCATATAGTGGCCGCCGCGGAATGCTTTCAAAGCGGTGTTCTCCCACATTGCCTTGCTGGCACTGTCATTGTGCGTAAATTCACACACAAAACCGCTCCCATGCATCATTTTGGTTTCTTTCTGATAACGCTTGTGGATGCCGAAAAATACAAAATAGGGATTGAGCAACGAAATATTATTGGATGCCATCACCAGTTTAAACCATCGGGACTGACTTCCGTTTCCGCGGCTAATCGTCAATAGCAACGATTGCAGTTTTTCAGATTCCCCTTTTACGTATTGTCCGCTTTCCATGCTGAACTCGTCAAAAAACAAAAAGTAGATATCCCGAAAATACGGAGACAATTTTTTTACACTGTCCATCTTACTTCCAAAACTAAACGCGCATCCGAATGGCACGCCGTCCAGAAAATACCGCACAACATTTCCGTTTTTGTCCAGATTTTTATAGGTAATCACACTTCCTAATTTAGGATACATTCTTAGCATATCTTCGTACATTGCCGCCGCTCCCGTCATTTCCCCTTTCGTCCGGAAAATCCATCCCGTCTGCAATCCGTACTCTTTGCGCAAGATACAGCTTGCCGCGGCGAACGCACTTGTCTTTCCGGCGCTACGGTTGGAACACGTAATTGCTACGCCAGCGAAATCCCCGTCCACGTCCGGCTCTGAAAACAACCGAATCGGATTGTAATATTGAATCGCTTTCCCGTTATCGTCTACCGCTTCAAATTTCACATTATATTCATCAAAAAGTTTTTCCCAATTGATATCGTTCCAAAAAATCATTGTTTCACGTGAAACATTTTGTTTCACATACTCCTTTCTATCGTTTTCAACATCTCCTCACAGCGTACCCGCCAGTTTCCCGCCAGTCTCTCCGCAGACAATCTCACGTTTATCGCACGATCATCGCACGTTTTGCTTGCAGATGGACGGCAGAGGACGGCAGATCTACGATTGATATAAAAAAAGCTACATTGAAAAATGTAGCTTTCTTTACACGTATGGAGTTTTTTCAAAAATACACAAGATATAGTAACAATCAACTACAGGTAACTTAATACTCAAGTTTTCCGTCCGCCAGTCGGGGCACGTACCCAGGTCATTGCAACTTAGGCAAACGGATTGAATTTTTCTGTATCGCCGAATTTGTGAACATTTACTGCGGAAAGGTATGCAGTGAAACCTTTATCGCGGCGGAATTTGCTTTCACCGATGGAGATGAAAATGTCTACTAACGCGCCTTTGCCGAGTTCGTCAACGCTAGAAACAGTGTCGCTCTCAACTCCATCTTCATAGAAGTCGACGCGGTAATTGGTCTGTGCTTTCACGTAAAGACCAGCTTCGGCGGTTTCTTTCGCCGGAATCCACTTTGCTTCTGCGGCGGCATCCTCACCGAAATCTTCGATGATTTTTTCGAAGATGGCTTTCTGCTGATCGGCTGTGATTGATGCAGAAAGAACGCTCTTTCCGTCCTCTTCCTTTGCGTATTTCACGGTTACGTTCATAAGTTTCATTTTTGCTTTACTCATGATTTTCTCTCCTTTTTGATTTAAGTTGTTTTTACTATGCAGACCGCGGTTGTGCGCTGATTAGTCGTCCAGTCTCTTTGCTTCGGCAAAGAACTGTTCGTCCGGCATCTTGTAGCGGGCGGATACGGTGTCGGTTAATACACAGATGGAATCCTCCGGAAAACCAGCGTCGGCAACAGCGGCGGTTTTTGCTTTCTGCGATTTCAGTTCTTCTGTATTCTCAAAAGAGCCGATCACCTGTTTTGTATTTCTGTCAATAACAGAATAGACAAATTTTTCAATTTTTGTTCTAACCATTTTTTCCCTATCCTTTCTTTATGTGGTTATTTGTTCTTACAAGTATTATAATATCACTGTTCTACCAGAAAGTCAATACTCAAAAGAGAAAAATATAGAAAATATCCAAAAATAAAAGCAGTATGGCAAGGTCGAGTTCTTCCTCATGTAACGCCCAAACGGTTGCTAATATCAAAAACATAAAAAATACAAAATATCTCATATCGTCCCCTATTCCGGTAACACTCCGTCTTGAGAGTCTACCAATACTTCATAATATTCATTTGATACACCTAAGGTATAAGTGGTATCAATAATTCCAATGTTACTAGCAGTCAAAATTTCTTCCCCGTTTACTTTGATGTAATGCGGTTTCGAATTATTAAAACAACTGATCGTTCGCCCGATATTTTCCATTCGGCGGCAGAGACGGAAATTATTACAGCATTTTAAGTTTTCCGCGCCAAGTTTCTTGTTCATTCCAGCGACCGTAGACGTAAAACGCACGGGTTCTTTGCCAGATTGTGCCGCTTTTTCGTCCCATTCGACACCACAGTATTTTTTCGCTCCAAGTGTCTTAAATTGTACATAAAGGTCATCCATATCCCATACGCCGAGAATGTAACGTTTTTCCCCAACGTCACAAAACGCCGGAATGTCATTATCAATCGCACGTTTTGCCAGTATTTTATTTTTGGCTTCAAATTCCGGAATGTGTAATTCCGGATGCAGAAATTTGATACTGTCCGTATCGCAATAAACAACGTCCATGCTAACTACGTCCAGCATATCTTGTAACTGCTTTCTTGCATGAGACGTAACATAGATTCCCCATTGATAATGGAGGAAACTATTTTTTCCATCGTAATATGTTTTTAACGCTTTTTCCGCGTCTGCTTTTTCCCGATGCCATTCACCCGTAAAAGCATCCATTGCCCATTCGTCCTGCAAAAGATCGGTAACGCACATACCGAATGTACTGTTTAACTTATTCTTAGATTTCATGTACTCATATACTTTATTGGAATTTCCTTTTAACTGGCTTTTTGCGATAAAGAAAGACATCATAGTTTTCCGCATACTATCCGGTAACTTTCCGCGCGCGGCTACGTAGCACTCGGAGACGGTAAAGAAATCATAGTCGTATTGATTTTTTATGATCGACAAGTCAATTTCCGTCATTGCTATTTCACAGCAATTAATATACAATACGCGTCCATTATCAATCACACAATCTTTCCCGTGCTTCTGACACTTTGACAGCGGGATATACGGGACGGGAATGTTTTCTTTAATACGCAAGTTGTCAAATTGTACCCGCATGATAACACAACGTGTAGCACACAAATTGTCAAACTGTTCCTGCGTTGTGATCTCAACCGCCCGGAACGCACTCATTGGATAATACTCAGTTGCGATCTGCGCCGGATAACTACTCGAGATGTCCATACTACCCATAACTATCACAGATTCACCCTTTTTCGCCGTGATCGTGTGACCAGCGTGGATGCGGTTAGCGTGGGTATTACCGCCGCGGAAAGCATCTTTGCAGAGTTGGTATTGTGGTAACGTTAGCGAAAGGTCAGTAAAGGTATCGGGATAATAGTTTTTATCTGCTTGCATGGCACGGCGGAACTCACGGCGAACGTAGCCAGTGGAGGTAAGTGGGATTTCCGCTAAGTTGTCCTCTTTTCGTAAGGCGCGGATGCATTCACACAACCCTCGAACGTCATTGTAGCAATACCCCTGTTCAACGTCCGTTAAAGGTGTTTTTGGTGTACGTAGTTTTTTATAGTCATACGTATCAACAAGTTTATAGTGGGTTACGCCCTCACTGTTTTCGCAAAATTTTGAAAGACTCATGTTGCTTAAAAAATACGAGCATCGAAACTCAATCCCGTATTTATTCGCATAACATTTCATAACTTTATGTGCATCCCTCGCAAAGATTTCATCAAATTCTATGAAATCTTTCATGAACTGGAATTCATAAGAGAGATTATGAACGTACACGACAGCACGCTTTGAATCAGATGTTTTCAAATACAAATGTAAACACTCACAGAAACGAATAAACTCGTTCCATGTTCGTCCGAAACAGACCGTATCTTTTAAACAGAACTGCCAGTGATACATAAAAGCATCACCTTTTATTACTTTTTCCCCTGTTTTATTATAGCGTTTATAATCTAATTTTTCCAACGTGGTTGTCTCGATATCAAACGCCATTTCCACGTCATAATAAATGATAGGATTTTTCTTTCTTCCGCGTTTGCGGCATTCGCGCAAAGTCTGGAAATCAGAAAATGGAAAATCATGAACGGAATAAAATCTCTCACGTGAAACATCTTCGTTTCCGTTCACGATAACAGGGACATCCAATTGATACATAGATGTTACCTCACTTTAATTTAGTTCTATTCTTATGAAAAAGTTCTTCCTCCGTAATATATCCATCAAGAAAGTTCTCATACTCTTCTAGAATATCTTTGGACTCAAGTTCACGATCATGTAATTTCGAAATAAAATCGTCAATAATTTGATCGGACGCTACCTGCTTTCGCAGATTTTTTTTGTAGATATTGGAAGTCAGAAAACGATACAAGTCTTTATAGTTATCTTCTGTTACTTCTCCGTCAATTTTATTCTTCGACTTGTCAAAACGTCTCTGCAGTTCTGCAATCCGGTATCCCTCCAAGGTAGTTTCTGGAGAGTTCAGAAACGCAACCATGGTATCCCATTCCTGCCGGATAGATGCATCCGGCCGCTTAACGCCTTTCAAAAAACGATTTTTTTCTCGTCCTTGTGACGCAAAAAATTCTTTTACGCGCCCATACTCCCATTGGTCGCGCGCGTGTATTTTTTCCAGTTTGGCAAGGCGGCTATTCGCCGCCGCCGCAACTTTAGGTAATTCGCGTTTGATCTGCTCAAGGGAAAGATCAAGTTCTTGATAGATGCTATAGTCTTTTGATTTCGGCATTATTCCACCTCCAATGATAAATAACCATCTTTTATTTTAATATCAATTACTTTACAGTCTAATACCAATACAAATTGCTTTCATATCTCCCATTACTACAACAAACGAAACTTGTAATTCATCGTTTATATAGATAGCAACGATATCGTCAATATATGGCAATATATCTTTTACTTTCATACATTTGACACCTCCCCATTAATGTACAGCATTAAAGTTGTATCACTGATGATAATACCCTCTACTTCCTCGCATAGTAACCAACGGTCTTCTTCATCAAAACCACGCATTGTAGTCGCGTTACATTCCCATTTTCTAATAATTGTTTCTTGCAATTCCCCAAACACACGGTATCTTGCGTAGATTTGTACACTAATCATGTGTACGGATTTTATTTTATTTAATATATCTTTTATTCTCATTTCTCAACCTCTATTCTCTAATTCAATACGCACACCGTCCGTATCAATGTATACATAAGTAACAGCACACTTTCCATATGTTTTAACCGTATAAGAGTCAAGTAAATCTTTTCCAATTCCAGAAAAGATAATATGTTCTCGACCTAAGTATATACGTACATCTTTACTACTATAACAATAAGATGCGACTTGAAACAAATTTTTGCAGTCAGAAAGTTTCTTTCTAAACTCTCTATTAGCGTTTACTATCACATCAAGTCTCCTTTCTACAATTAGCAACCGCATTCTTCATAATAATAATAACAATCTTCGAAAAGATCATCGTCATTATACAATGGACACTCTGTACAATTATCGTTCGCAGAACAGATAACGGAATGTTTGATTTCAATATAATAAGTTATGTAAGAATAACGAGTACTTGCGGAATTGTTGGATTTTACAGTAAATCCGATACCAAAACGTCCTTTATATGGTTGTGGATTGTAAGTTGCTTTTTTACGGACGTATCCGTTCGTCATTGATAAATGTGAATAAGCATACACTTTAAACTCATTTCCTACTTTTCTTGTTACATAAAATGGAAGTTCAGCAACGCTATTTTCCATTTTGATCAATTCTTCATAAGTCATTTTTTGATTAATTCTCATATTATCATCTTTTCTCCCCGTATTGCCGATAGGAAAGCAAATGTAAAGTTATCTATTGCACGACATCTTATAAGTAGCAAACATTTCTGGCCGAAAATCCGAATAATAATAAAAAGAATCTTCCGAAAAATGTTCTCCATTTACTATTTCTATTCCTTTTTCATAAATGGAAAAGAAAATTTCACTCTTTTCTTTCATAGCTTGTGAACAGAAAGTTTTTACCAAACCATTTGCTGTTAATAATGAATCAACCTTATATCTGAAAATCTCTTTTCCATATTTTGTTACTACCACTTCATAGTCACTTTGTCTCTTAATTTCTTTCATTTTGTTTCCTCCATTTCTATTTTGTATTATTGGTTTTCCCTTGTTTCTGATATTACAATACCACATTTTCTAGAAATATGTCAATACTTTTTCTAAAAATTTTCTAGAAAATATCATTACACACATATTCACGCCGCGCCGTGTCCGTCACCCGGAGGGCAACCGCCTCCGGCGGCCACTGGCTGACAACCGACCGATCA